GTTTTCTAACAGGACTGCGGTTACAGCTCTACGATGTGAATCTTTGATTGAATCAAGACCCTCATAATTGAGAAGAGGTGCCCACTTTTCCTGCAGATGCTCTGATTGAAACATTTGCTTTTACCTTTGTTAAGTGTTTGTTTGTTTGGTTTGAATTATATTAAATTCAATTATTTGCTGAATGCTGAAAGAGTCTTTAAATAACTAGCCATTGAACCTGAATAAGATTCTGGTGCAGCATCTAATCCTTCAGACAAGGTTTCAGTTCTTGCGGAAGGAGAAACTCCTCTCGAAGGAAAATATGATTCCCTCAATGTCTCCAACTTTTCACGATATTGTGACTCACTTTCAAACTCTACACTTTGGGAAAGTGAGGCGAGCTTGTCTTTCTGAGTGTCTGCAAGACCCTCGGAAATTTGATCAAAGATTCCATCAGCAACCGACTCTGAAAGACGCTTGTTGAGTGAAATATTTTTTTCGATTTGCTCGTTGAGTTTTGTCTCCATTTCATCAAGTTTTTCTACCATACTCTCGATGACATTATATTTTTCTTCAGGGATTGATACATAATGTTCTTCAAAAAGACCTCTCATCCCTTGAAGGAATGATTCAGTCATTTCAGTTTTAAGTCCGTGCTCGATTGAAAGTGCATTTTCAGAAATCCACTCGTCAGCAACATACTCAAGGTATGCATCAACACGATCTGCAAGTTCAGTCTTAATTTCTTCGACTTCCTCTGCAAGAACATTGGAATACTGTTTTTCAAGAGATTCTCTAATTTGAGAAACTTTTGAACGAATAGCAGCCTCGAAGATTGTTTTTGCTTTTTCTTGGAACTCTTCAGAAAGATCCTCACCAGCAAGGAGAGCATTAACATCTTCGTCAATGTCAAACTCTTCTTTTACTTCTTCGTCTTCGTCATCTTCTTCATCATCCTCTTCTTTTTTATTCTTCTTACTCTTTTTATGAGTTTCTTTATCCTCTTCGTCCTCTTCTTCATCATGCATTTCTTCTTCAATAAAATCTTCGTCTTGAAGATCTTCTTCTTCTTTCACTGCTTCAGCAGGTTTTGCACCTTTATTAACAACATCTCTAACTTGCTTAAGAGTTGTGCCTGGTGTTTTCAGTTTTGCTGAATCATCATCTGGTTTATAGTTTTCTGGGGTAGGACCACCAAGATCCTCATATGATCCAGTTTGACCTGGTGTTGATCCAGAAAGACTTGGAGTTGGATCAGGAGCAGATGCTCCTGAGTTCACAGCAGTCTTGGATTGTGTTGCTCCACTTCCCGCACCACCACCTTGTCCAGGTGTAGAAGCAGATTCCATTTCTTGTAATTGTTTTCCACGAGACATTTGAACTCTCCGTATTGTTCCTGTAGTAAATCTATATTTATTTATAACTTAATTGAATTACAATAAATTATAATGAATTTAAGAACTCATTAAACACTGATAACTTATATTCTTCAAGAACACCTTGATCAACAAGAGTGTTAATTTTTCTATAAGATTTTTCTGCTGCTTTCTCTCTTAAGAGACCACCATCCCAACACCATTCCTTTCCTTCCATAATTCCTTGAACAAATGCATCGGGTGCGGAAGGATCGGCAACGATATCAGCAGCAGTTGCTAACATAAAATCTTCACCAACTTCTTTATATCCTTTGTTGTTTTCTCTAAGTGAACCAATACCACGAGAAGAAACACCAAGAGTTACTCCATCTTTTAGAAGAGACTCAGCAATTTTTCCCATTGGTGTGGAGAGAATTTGTGCTTTTCCAACAAAATTATTACCATCACGAAAAAGTTCTGTAATTCTGTGAGAAACTCTATCGAGATTTACAGTAGGTCCATCTGGATGCCCAAGTTCTCCAAGAGCACGTCCTTTTTGAATATATTGCTCATTGTAACGATTTACTTCACGTTCCATAATAGACATGGGGTACATGCGTCCATTACGATTCACAGTTTCTGCTTGAAGGAATGGTCCTTTGATATAAAGTCTTGTTGACTTGCCAGTTCCTTCAATAATAACTTCTACTTTTTCGATTTCTTCTCTAATGAGTTTCATTATGCTTGATTGGTAAGTTGAACTTGTTGATAATAAAGAGTTCCTGCACCAACACCGTATGCAGAAACTTTATTTGCAGTCACAACAGATGCATTTGGTGAACTAAATGCGGTTAAAATTCCACTTGAATTATAATTCACAGTCATTCTTGTCTGGAAAAAACCGTTTACTCCAGAGGATGTGTCAACTGAGAGAACTTCTGCAGAAGTAAAATTATGATAAGTTGAACCTGACAGTGTTACGTAATCTCCAACACCAAAAGGAAGTTGAGTTCCTTCTGGACAAGTAAGAACTGTTGAAGTGCCGGTTGTAACTCCAACAATGCTATTTGATGCTTTCGTGAGAGCAAGAGTTACTGTTCCTCCAGCTGGAACAAAGTAGTCGGCAGTAGTTGCTGATGGAGTTCCTCCAACTGCAATGTGAGCAGCAGCACCAACTGCAACAACTCTAATAGTGTCTGATTTAACAGAAAACGCAGATGAAGTTGTCGTTGTTGCTGTTGAAAAATTAAATGAGGCTCCAACGCCAACTGGTCTATGAGTCATTATTTTATTAGATACACTTTTATCTATTTATTGATTAATCTTCCTCAGCACTTTTCTCCTCAGTATCAAACATTGAGTTTGCTACAAAAGGTCTAAATTCATCAATTTTTCCTGATGCTTTTGCAAACAAAAGTTCTTTAATCTTATCACTAATCTGTGAAGGGGACTCATCAGAAGCAATCATGTCCATTAAATCATCCATATTTTTAAATTAATCAAGTTAATCAATGTTATTTATTAAATCTCACCACCTTTAGGAATTTCTGCTATTTTTCCATTAACTTCAGTTGCAGATCCATTAATTTCTGGTTCCATTACTGGTTGTCCCAAGTCCATTGAAGCAGTTCCTGAATCAAGTGGCGCGCCAGTTGCTGGATCTATTGGAATATTTGGATCAGGAATAATACCATCTTTGATTTCTTTTTTAATTATTCTATCCTGATCGATGATTTCTTCATCAGTTTGACGAAGAATTTTGCGTCTTAGGTAATCTTGTGAAAAATATTTACCAATATATGGCTCAGCTGTTGCGACCATTGCAAGTCTTTCATTTAACAGTTCTGCATCTTTAAGTTCTGAAAAATGATTATCATATAAAAAGTCATACTGAATATGCTCTTCCATCATACTCCAGTCTTCTGGAGTAATGACATTTTTAAGAATTAATTGCGTTTTCAGCATGTCATGGAACATGTATGAAAATCTTTTTCTAAGACGAGCAACAAACTTGGTAAATTTTACTTCGTCTCTTAGAATTTCTGAAGAACGACCGAGATTAAATCCACCTTCACCATCCATTCTTGATGGTGGAACATTTAATGATCTGAAAAGTTTTTTCTTAAAATATTCAATGTCGGTGATTTCACCAAGATTCTGTCCACCTGGGAGTGTGGTGATTTCAGTTCCTCTACCACCTTCACGACGAGGTAACCAGAAATCTTCAAGCATTGACATATATTTCTTATCGTCACGAATTTCACCAGTTTGTGCATCATAAACTAGTTTGTTACGATATCTCATCATAACATCACGAAGATATTGTTCTGCCTTCACTTTGGGAAGATTGCCAACATCAATATAAAAAATTCTTCTTTCAGGAGCACGAGATAATCTATAGATAACCAAAGAATCCTCAATCATCCTAAGTTGATTAAGAGATTTAATTGCTTTGTGAAGATATGAAAGAGTATTTCCTTTATTTCTATCTACAAGACCTGAAGTACAATATGTGATAGAATCTTTTGTCATTTTGACTCCAGCATTCCCACCAAAACCAGATGGATCTCCTGAAGTATAGCTTGCTTTTGGAGTATAAATGAAGTACTCCTCTATTTCAGGAAACTCATAGTCCATTGGATTATCACTTCTAATATTTGCCAGTCTATACTTATCTCTTTCACTTTTTTTCTGTTGCTTTACATATTTCATTTTAAGTGGATCTATATAACGCAACTCTTGAATTCCTTCATGAGGACTCTTTAAATCAATTACTTTATGATAAAATATTCTTCCGTCTACATACCAATTTCTATAAATCTCATGAGATTTTTTGTCAAAGTCCAATAAAGATAAAATATATTTAAACTCTTCTCTTATTTTTTTCTTAATTCCGTCACTTGCATTTAAGTGGGATAACTCAATTTGAATCGGAGAATCATTTGAGTCTGATACAATAGCTTCATTTACGATGTCTTCAATCGCACTATCACACTCTGGGTGCAGTGACATTTCACGATATCTTTTAAGTAAATCTTGTTCTGTTTTATAAACACCTTCTATATCAAGAGACGTACCAAAAAAACCACTACTCATATAGTGGTCATTCCCGTCCTCGGTATTAGGAGGAACGGGAGAGACTACTCCAGGAGATAGTGGTTCAGTGTCTTCAATAGAAAACCCAAAAAGTTTTGCCATAATTTATTTAAATTTTTTGATCTTTTACCTATTTATTAAGCCTTTGCTGCCGTAGATCCACTGATAAGTTCGAAAGATTGAACTTGGAATTCAACTGTAAATTCCTCAATCGTATCCCCACTGTCATAAGACAAGTCAATAGCAGAAACTGCTGTTGGAAAAATATCAACAAAGTTATATGATGCCAAAATAGAACTATCTGCTCCTGCATTAGTTGTGCTGTTAACAGTAGATCCTCTTCCAAGTTGATGAACAGTTGCATTGCTCATATAAGAAGATGGGTTTGTTGCTCCCAGGTTATTATCAAGTTTTGCTATTAGCTCCATCCAAGCTTCAAATGATCTGCGGAGTTTGAAATCCTCATCATTAATAACAGTTACAGTCCAAACATCAATAGATCTGTCTCCAGCAACTTTGAATGTTCTTCCTCTAAATGGAACATCGATACTAGCAATAGTAGAGGCAGGTAAATTTGCTGCCTTACAAAGATACTTAAATGTATCAGCATCCCATCCAGCAATTGAGGCTGGAAAAGTTGTCAGTTCAACCTCAAATAGATTGGGTCTTGCACCACCACCAGCTAAGGTGCTTTTAAATTCTGAAATTGTTTTGAGTCTTGCCACTTTTAGTTACCTCCTTGTGTTATTTATTATAATAATTAAACAGTACCAGCAACTTCTTCAAAACTCACTCCTGTGCGAGTTGCAACAAATGTTAGTGTTACAAAGTTGATAGATTTTGCAGGTTTCAGGAAGATATCTGCCCTAAACTCATTGTTATCAATAACATCGGGAGTATTGTTTGTTTTATCGCAAACAACTAGGAAACCAAAAAGACCTCTTTTTGCTTGAACATCACGAAGATATGGTTCAACAATGTTTCTAAAGTTTGCTCTTGTTAACTCATCGTTAAGTTCGAATAGTTGTGCTTCTGCAGATTTCTGAAGTGCTTGTTGAATTGTAAGGAACAAACGACGAACGTTAATTCTATCAAAAGCAGAGGCATATCCAAGAGCAGTTTTGTCTCCAAAAAGAAGAGTGCCAATTCCTGGTTGTGTTATTATTGAGTTAATTCTTTGTGGATAGAGTTGATCTCTTTGTGCTTTACTTGGATTATATGCAAGTTTAATTGCATTATTCAAAATTCCACGTTGTTGTCCTGCAGGAGAGAACCATGGATAAGCAACAATATTAGTGCGAGTCATTAAACCAGCAACGTCAGCATTACAAGGAATATAAACAAATTTATTATTAAATCTGTCATAGGTGTACTTGTATCCACTATCAAATATTGCATATGATGAAGATGAAAGTGTACTGAAGTACTTGATTAGATTAGTTGTTTGTGTTGTTGTGTTTGTGACACCAACTAAATCGGCCTTGTGAGCTCCAATTGTTGCAACACAATCCTTTCTTGCATTTGCAAGAGAGATTAAGAATCCTGCTTTTGCTTGAGTATCAGTTAGTGTGTCCATTGAAGGACCCATAATAATGTAATCTGCTTGAACCTCGTCTTTATTACTAAAGAGACTATATGATGTTATTAAATCACCAAGAGTTGCCTTCATTCCACCAAAAGCAGAATAATCAACACCACCTGCCAAAGTATAAGTTTTATTTCCAATTGCAGCAAATGTAACACTTTGTGCAGGTTGCCCCCATAGTCCGTCTCCGGTGGTGACTTTAGTAAAACCAGTAGAGAATCCAGTTACTATTGGAG